CGACAGACGCGCTTGGTCTCATGCCTCGCGTGCGCACGATAAAGCCGGTTGACCTTGCGAAGATGGTCGCCAACAACGTCGTCACTGTCCGCGTACACATGAAGGATTCCCATGGAATTGCTCTTGTTCGAGCACAAGTTGGGGTCCTCATGGCACCTGGTGAGGTTATTTTCAATGCCCACCTCTTCCGTCGCGAGCACAACGGTAACGCTGATCACGTTTACGCCGTTGATGTTCGCCGACAGGATGGTCTTCCTTTCGAGCGCGCCAGCACTTTTCGGATCTCGACGACTGCTGATTCCGATGTTGCCGTGCTCACCGGCGTTATGGACATGGCTCCATCTCGCAACCGATCGCTCTGGGAGTATGTGCCAGGCCAGTGGAATCTGGATGGCGTCACCCCCATGATGACCTTGGCTCGTGATAGCGAGAAGTGCATCAAGCTGCGCCCGGGTGTCTTCCACCCGTGCCAGCAGGGCGACAGTGCTTCCCTTGATCCCGCCTTGTTCCACACGAACATTGAGGCGCACATCACAGTGGACATGCCCAATCGAGTCGGCCTCTGTGGTCACTTGATGATCGGGGTTCTCCCCGGCGTCGGTGCGTTCATTGCGGGAATCCACGTTGCAGGCGTTGACTCCGCAGGAGTCACGCTGGCCGCCTTTGAACCCCTTGTACGGGCTCTTGAGTATCCGAGCGCTGAGTATGCGCGGAGTGAGGTGTATTCGCCCGCTCCCGTCGACTTCAAGAACCTCGGACTCCTTTTGACCGTCAACCCATCGGTTCACATGCTTGACAGTGACGTCGTTTCCCCACGTTCGTACACGAAGCACAGACCCGAGCCCTTTCCCCCTGGCTTTCAGCCGAGGTTTTGGGCCACTTATACGCAAACCTCCCCCAGGTCCAAGATAATGCCCTCTCCCTTGGCTCAGTTCCTACCCGTTCCGGTGAAGAAGATTCCGGACATGCGGTTTGGGACCATTGGCGGAGTTTACCAGAACCCGTACAACGATGGCCTGGAGAAGATCATGGACGCCCAAGTCCAAACACCTCCCAGCAAGTATCGCGCTCTTGAGAAAGCAGCGCAAGACGTTCTCGTTGGCCTCGCGGCCATCGTGGCTGAGGGTGGAGACCAAGAACCTCTCACCGAGTTTGAATCCTTGAATGGAATGGACGGTGTGCGGTTCATCGACCCTTTCGACTCCAAGACCGGGTCAGGGCTCCCTGAAAGGGGTGAGAAGGAGCAGTATATGATTGTTTCCGAGGACAAAGCTCGGACCAAGCGATACACTGCCAAGACCCGCCGTCACGTCGGATGGATGGCTCGTTTTATTGCCCACGGCCGCAACCCGGGCATTATTGGCGACGTCACTCTCAAAGACGAAGTGAAGAAGCCCGAGAAAGCGATTCGGATCTTCATGGCGTACCCATTCGCTTACAACGACCTCATGAGACGCGTGTGTCTCCCGCTCTTCAGGATTCTCCAGCACAACCACATCCTCACTGGCATTGCCATAGGAGTGGACGCGCAGGGTTCCCAGTGGAGTGATATTCACCGCAAGCATGCGAACTTCAAGAACCACTTTATGTGGGATTTCAAGTCGTTCGATGCATCTCATTCCGCTTTCATGATCGCCCTCGGTGGCCAAATCATCGGCGGGCTCCTCGAGGTCATCTACAAACAATTGGCTAAAACCCTGGTCTGTGGAGTCCCTTGGCGTAACCTCTTCTACGGAGGAGTGCGCATTTCCGCGTGGCCCTACTATTTCTGTCAGGGCGTCATCTACGCGGCGAACGGGACGCTCGGTTCTGGCCAATGGTGGACTGCAATGATCAACTCAATCATCCAGCTCATCTACCACCAATACGCCTGGAACAATTACGTCGCGAGACCTTCGAAGAGCCGCACGACCGTCCGAAAACCTGGATGGGTCGACATGTGTGCTCACGTTGGGATCACGACCTACGGTGACGACGGGATCGGTTCTACCGACCTCGATGACTACGGCTTTCAGTACCTCCGGGAACAGTTTGCCGAGTTAGGTGTAGTCGTTACCCCGGCGGACAAAAGCGATCCGCTGGTTGCCCCTCAGTTTGCTCCTTTCGAGGAATTGGAGTTTCTGAAGCGCACATTTCGCACGTATGAAGGAGACGTGTTAGCTCCCTTGGCATGGCAGTCTATCCTCAAAAGCATCTACTACTGGCGCTCCCCATCAGGGGTGTCTGAGCAGTCTTACATGGAAGACCAAGTGTACCAAGCGACTCTGGCCCTGTCCGACTATGTCGGAACACCAGAGTGCGATGAGTGGACTGAACTCATCAGATCGGCGTGCGAGAAAGCGTTCGGTCCGGGTTTCAGATTCACCACGCCCCGGGAACAACTCACCGGTCGACATGCGCGTTTACGCAATTTCGAGGCCGGCAGCGG